GCGTTAGCGTTAATTGTATAAGTGTGTGAGTGTGATGGCATTTGGGCTGTTGTTAGTGTTGTAGCACCAGCAGACAATCCAGATGTTGTAATTGTTGGAGTTTGATTGGCAAAAACTGAAGTGAACGCTGTTGTACCCCCAGAACCGCCGCCCGCACCGGATACTACGCGCAACGCTTTGTCATTGTGGGTTGTAGACTTTGTCCAGCCGGTAGGTGCTGCGGCCTGATAAAACAATAAAGCTGTGGTAGCTGCAAATTGGCTGTTACTACCATTACTGCCCGCAGTAACCGAATATCCTGCGGGGTAAGTTACAAAAACGTTTTTTGTACCTGCCGAAAGGTTGACCAACGACCCAGCATTACTTGACGCAAGCACTGTGGTACGAGCAAGCGTGCCGCCTGTAGCCCAAGTTCCAATACCAACTTCCCATTCAGCGGATGTACTGGCAATTGTGTAGTAGGTGGTGTTACCATTACCAACAACAGAAAAAGATTGGTAGCCTGTCACAGCACCAAGCAGCGTAAGAGTGCCCGTACCAGTCGTGGTCGTTGTCTCTTGTATCCTGTCTTTTACAACTAATGCCATGTGTTACCTCTTCAAACAGTGTATATATTAGTCCAATTTGGCGTCTGTGTGGTATCAATTTCAATCCAATTATCTACCGCTACATACCCCACTTCGCCAGTGGCTGAGACGCCCGTTAAAACTGCTCCCAAACTTGCCAATATATTGCCTACTTCTCCCGCAGCAGCATTGCCTGATATGCCAAATGCCAGCCCAACTGATCCAGCAGAACCGGTAGCCGCATTGCCTGTCAACGCTGGAGAGCGTGTTACGTATCCCACCTGACCCGTAGCGGAGTTACCGGTCAAAGCAACAGTGCCTGTTTTTACAATACCAACTGATCCAACTGCGCCAGTAGATTGGTTGCCGGAAATTGAAACCAATCCATCTTTGGCTATTCCAACTGACCCTACTGCGCCAGTTGCAAGTACGGTTGTTAAGAGAGCTTGCCCCGGTAGGAGCGGGGTCAAAGTACCAACTTGCCCAGTCCCATCATTTCCAATTAAAACTACTGTTCCTGTTTTTGTAAGGCCAAATGACCCAACATTGCCAGTTGCTTGGTTGCCGGTAATAGCGGCAAAAAATGCGGGAGTAGTATTTCCAACTGCCCCAGTAGCCGCATTGCCTGTCAACGCCCGAGTAACCGTTTGAGATGTGGATACTGAACCCACATCCCCAGTAGCTTGGTTACCAGTGAGGGTGGCTCCTAAACTAAATCCAAACGAACCAACTGCGCCAGTTGCTTGGTTACCTGTGGCGGCAATTGTTTGGCTTACAGAAATCCCAAATGATCCAACTTCACCAGTGGCGGCATTCCCTGTCAACGCAAGCGTAACATCAGAAGTTGCCCCAAGGTCTGAAAATCCAGCCCCCGAGAATGGGAATAAACCAAGCATTTGCTACCCCCAGTAGCTTGGGGGTTAAGCCAAGCGGATCAGACCAGTCGTTGCATCGTTGGTGGGCATTGTCAATGTGAACGTACCAGCAGTCACAGTTTGTGCTGTGAATGTGTGGACGCTGACAGCCTTGTTGCTCTGGGTTGAGTTGTAAATTAGCACACAATCAAACGAAACAGATAAAGTCACGTTGGTGTAAACAATAGACGCAGACGGTGTAATAAACGCTGTTGTACCTGTGGAAGACGGTGCGGTACCAAAAGTAACGGTTACACCGCCAGCGGTGTAGTTTGTACCAGATACTTCATTGGTTGAACTGTACGCAGTTGTTGCCGCATTAACTGTTGCAGTTGTAATGTACAGCGCCGCTTTGAAAGTATCTGCTGTGGACGCAGTGTGGGCGGGGACGCCTGTGGCGTTGAATGCGTGGACAGCATTGAGCAAGTCAACCTTGAACGATGTGCACATTGCTTGTGTATTTGCCATGATATTTCCTTGTTAAAAAGTTGCTGCCACGGGGAACCCGGCAACGGTGGCACGTTTAAGAACCATATCAACCGAACGATGAACAAGTTCACCTTCCAACCAATACTCTACCCATTTGGTGTTTTCGTTTTCGTTGTCGATCTCACCTTCTTTTTTCTCAAGAAGAGAGTCGTCCATTTCGCCATGAATTGTGTTTACCAACATTATGAAATCCTTATGATTGCTGAAGTGTTTGAGGGATCGGGAAACACCACTGTAATTGATGAACCTGAAGTTTTATCCGAACCAAAATCTAAAACACATACTGCGCCGTTGGCACCCGCCTTGTAGATCAACGCACCGCGTGCGGTCAAAGAAGAAGTCCAAGATGCATTGCTAAACGAAATATACGCAGTGGTGTTTGGCGCATTACCTGTTGTTGGTGTTTGGCTTATCGTAAGAACTTCCCCACCAGCCGTATACCCAGAAGCCACAACCTCACCCGTAGTCGTATAAGCCGTGGTAGTGGCATCAAGCGTGGCTGCATTGGTGTAGAGCGCAATCTTAAACGTGCCGGACGTAAAGTTGAACGTCCCGTTCATCAGACCGGTTTTGAACGAGTTGCAAACCCAATTTCCTGTGAAAGCCATTAGGTCACCGCCTGTCTGTACTGACCAGAACGGTATGCGTCCTGACGTTCCATGCCATCGCCCAGACGTTTTGCCAACGCAAGTGCTTCTTTGTATTTGGTGTCATACAAAGAAATAATGTCAGTCTCACCCTTCATGAAGGTGTAGGCTTCAACCAAAGAACCATACAACAATACGGTGTCAAAGTTATCCCCCAGCCATGTTTGACCAGAAGCTACTGTTGTGATTGACTCAGGGTAGTAATAGTAATGAAGCTCTACACTGTATGACGCATCTGGGGTAGGGCCAAGAATAAAAGTCAATTCGTTCTCAGCCGTTGATTGGGGGCCAAACAACGCATAGTATTTTGGAATAGCAGTATCCGATGGTTTTGGATATGCTTGACGTATGAAGTTCACATCCTTATTCAACAAGTACTCATAAGAGCCAGTTGCATCAACAACCGCCATTGAATAGACAGCCAAAAAATCTGTTGGGCAAGCCAAATACTTATTGCTGGTTGTGGTGACTCCAGTTACGTTTTTGCGGATAGATGGGAACTGAACCGAGTTGTATATGCGTTGTTCAGCTTGCTCAATGAACCGATTAATCTGAGTGGTTGAACTCTCAGTCGATCCATCAGCAAGGTATACATCGGGGAACTGATTCTCCGTGTATGACTGAATTGCAGTTACAAGCTGGTCGTAGGTCATGCCATCGGGCCTCTTGCCATCACACCTTTGGTGGCTGCGCCGTTACCACGGGTTTTGATACCTGTTGTCTTAGGTTCACCAGCCATGCCATAGCTCACGCCATTTGGCACAGGGTCGGCAACAGCAACATCTTTGGCAGCTTTTTCAATTGCGTAAGGAACTTTTGGAATTTGTCCAGACACAGGTTTGCCAGACATATCATGTGGCGGGGCGTAGACAGTGGCGCTGCCAACTTCTTTACCCATTCGTTTATCGCTGTATTTAGCCATCATTTACCTCTTTGGTTGTTGGCACGTGCCATGTTGCGACCAACGGCCTTCATAGCGTCAGTGGTGACACCACCCTTTGCCATTTTGTGCATACGAGACTCGTGACCCTTAACCATTTTTTTGGCCTCGGTGTCAGCAATTGCTTTTACTTGTTTCTTGTCCATCATCGACTCCTTACGTCGTTACTACCGTTACTGTACCAAGTTGCACAACCATTGCCAAGACATTTGGCGTTAATCCTGCATCTGAACCTTGTGCACCTCCCACTGGGTTCCAACCCCATTGAAAGATTCGGCTACCGCCTTCGTTCGTCCCCGTACCCAAAATACCTGTGGCTGTTGGGTCAACTTGCAATCCACTTGTACCTGACACCACATAACTGCGATCAGGGCGGGGATTTCGCAAAGCCTGTGGGTCATCTACAGGCCACATACCCAACTGAAGTTGAGGATGGTCAGGATCCCAACACGTGGGGCAAACAAGCAGATCGTAGTTCTTGGTCTTGATAATCTCGCGTTTCAGCACTTTCAGCAAATACCGCTGACCACAACGGTCACATTCAGCAATTGCCTTTTTGCCAGCCGCAAAACGATTACCCACCCTTACCTCCCGATGTAGGTCTGACGGGGTACAAGCCGCAACGCAGCTTTTTCGTGATCTTCGTACGCTGCCATCTCCCAAGCCTCATCGTATTGCTGCTTCAGAGTGCCAAGGCGTTCACCGCCTGTTGGGACTTTCATGGCAATGTAGTACGACAGACCAGCCGCCATACAAGGAATGAAGCGGAATGGCACGTCCATCACATTTACACCGCCCCCGGCGTCTTGGGTACGTCGCAGTCTCCAGTAAACAAGTTGATACGTCTGAGCGTTATCAGGCGTGGGCCACACTGTCACTGCTGGAACTTGCTGCCAATATACGGTTGCACCTGCGGTATGAGCCGCTGCTGTGGTGTTCTGTTGAGCACGGAAGCAGTTATATAGGGTATTCCCTGATATATAGCTGTAGTTGATTGTCTCAGTGCCAATCTTGATAAACCCAGCGGCAGGAAGTCCAATCACAGAATCCAACGTAATTTCATTGCTGGTAGCAGTGATTGTCGAAGCTAACAACAGCCCTGTAGGGGATGTTTGTCCGTTGTACCGTTGAATCCAAAGTTGGATTGGTCTGGCTTGGGTAATCTTGTTGGGTATGGTGGCATAGGTAGAAACACTGATCCGTGTAATGGTCAGGTCAGCTTGAGTAGCCGCTACGTTTGCGCCAGTACGGATAACGTGTTCCAGCAAATCAATCGTGTCGTCAGGCAGAGGGTAAGTATTCTGTCCTTGAACCAAATCAATTGTGCCGGTTTCAATCGTCCACAAGTTGATCCCACGGTTTGCCCAATCAGCAAACATGATATTTAAACTGCGCCTTGCAGTACGCAGGTCATATCCCGTGCGTAACTCACTTCCGGCGCGTTCAAACGCCTCCTCGACCAGTTCTGTCAGGTCAAGATTAAAACTGACTGCGCCAGAAGTGTTTGCCATTATTTGGCTTTCTTAGCCTTGGCTGGCTTTTCTTCAGCGGCTTCTACAGCATCAAAATGGGCTTCCACTTCTTCTGCTGTAGGTTCATTTTCTGGCTGTTCAACTGCTTGTGCAGGTTGGGGAAGTTGGCCTTCGACTTTGGTAATCAAATCCAAAACAGCTTGGTCATCAGTACCAAACATAGCAGCATACTGATTAGCCTTACCACGTAATGCGCTGAGAACCAGTTGATCTTCTTCGGGGGTCAGAGTAAGTTGTGACATGATGTTTCCTTATTTCATCTTTTTGAGGGTTTGAGCAAGACGGGCACGTTGGCCTAGCTTACCGGGGGCTTTTGCAGCGGCTGCAAGTTTTTTGGCTGGGATCGGTTTATCGTCTTTCACGCCCAGTTCGGCACGTAACGCACCGGGTTTTTTGATCGCTTTTTGAATCCATTTCTCAGCCATTATCTATACCTCGCTGTTTTACTTGCCACCTTGGGCGGCTGTTTTACGAATTGCTTTCCGGCTTTTTTTCCGGCTCTTTTTGCTTTGGTTGTCGCAGCGTACTCAGCAGGGCTGAGAGCTTTGATTGCAGCTTCAGGAAGATACCTTTCGCCCGTGTCAGAAGATCTTTTACCACTTTTGGTTCTCCATTTTTGATCCGTCCAATCTTTCAATGATTGTTGCGACGCTTTCAATCTCTATACCCCCCACCAGCAGCTTTGTATTTCTTGGCTACCAGTTGAGCTTTTCTGGCTGACCATTGACCAGCCCCTGTCCCTTGTGTTGCTGCGGCCTTCACTTGCGCCACAATCCGCTTACGCAAATCGGGTTTGGTGTAGTTTCCAGCGGCATTGACTTTGCCACCCTCCGCATACATAGCCACATCTTGCGGCTTGTCTTTGCGATGGATAGTTTTCTTCCCCGGCATTTTCTTGGGGTTGATTGCGCCCATGCCACGGGAGGCCATCATTTTTTGTACATCCCACCGCCACACATGACGATAGTACCTCTGGTTTTGCCACGGGAAGCAATGCCGTCTGCACGTGAAGATGCAGTCATGCCACCCTTTGCCATTTTGTTTCCTCTAGAAACTTCACGGGTTAATTCATTTAAATCTTCATTACTTCTGGGTTTGCGCCCTGTCACGACGGATCGCGCAAGGTCAGCCGCAAGGGGTACGGTCATACCAGCCAAGCCTAACCCAGTAGCAATCCCCCTACCGGGTTCATTTTTAATGTTAGATATTCGTGGGCCTACAGCCTCAATATATTTATTTGAAGCGGGTGTGTTTTGTTCAGCGTCTATATCACGAGCTATTTGGCGTGCAGTCTTTTTTTCTTGTTTTGGTTCCTCCGTGTCTGACCCAATATTGGAAGCATCCTTATAGGCTTGGCGTTCCTTAGCACGGGTTTTAGCATCCTGCACATCTTGAGATGTGACGTTCTCCATATCTTGGTCGGGACTAAATTTGGGTTTTGTTGCCATGATTTTTCCTTAGCAAATTTTGCCACGTGTCTTACCACGTGAAGCGATGCCGTCACCACGGCGAGAAGCAGAAGGCATTTTGGAGGTCATGCCACCAGAAGCCATGCGTTTGGCTTTGACTGCGCCACCCCTTTTCATGCCAAGGGAAAAGTCAGCGCCACCGAGCTTGTCACGCAGTGCGCTTGCAGCAGCGCCGTAACCGGGGGCTTCGGGGTTCAAACCGTAGTTGGCGGCATTCTCATTCATCATGGCATCTTGGCGTGCGGCTGCACGTGCAGCGCGATCACGTGCCACCAGATCAGCTTTGCTTGGGCCAGTCAGTTGTCTGGCTGGTGCAGAAAGTTGTGGTGCAGCGGGTGCTGCACTACGTGAACTCATTCCAATCTCTTTGATGGCGGGAGCAGCGCGTTCAACAGTACCGCGATTGGCTAAGTTCTTTGCCATACCCGCCAATGTTTTTACGCCACCACCGGGAGTCATGTACTGTTCTGGATACACGGCTTCAACAGCTTGAGCTTCTGGGTTTGCTGCCATTGCCCGCATACGGTTAGTCGCAGCTTGTTGGGCACGTGAAGCGTTACGCATTGCGTCGGTTTTATTCGATGCAGCACGTGCTTCAACTGCACGCAAAGATGGCATTGGTTGATTACCTTCAGTGCGTTTTGCTTGCCCACCAATTGTCACCCCGGGCTGTTTGTACAGAGGAACATCAGAACCTTTTGAACCGCCCATAATTCCAGATGGGTACGCAGCAGATGTTGTGTTATCAGCATCTGATGATTCAACAGGAGCGGGAGCAGGTGTTGTGGTTCTAACAGAACGGCTAGTAACTGGCGGTTTGCTACGCCCTTCGTTACTATAGTTTTCATCCCGAGTTTCAGTTGAACTAGGACGGGCGGCACGGGTAGAACCAAGGTCAGTACCCTCGTCCTTTTTCTTGTTGTACAAGTACGCTGCACCACCAAGAGCAGCGAGTCCGGCTAAAGTTGCAGCGTTATTTCTTGCCATGATAGTTCCTTAAACCTTGCCGCCTTTGGCGAGGAATTTACCAACGGTTTTGCCTTTTTTGGCAACGCCATCAGCACGTGCGGAAGCAGATCCACCAGAAGCCATCTTCTTGGTAGCACCACCTTTTTTCATGCCGCCCATTTCTGCGGCTTCATGTTTAATCATGGAAGCAGGTGCGCCCTTTTTCTTCATGAAGGACACTTCTTTTTTTACCATTGCTTTGGACTCTTTCATTTCACCACCCTTTTTAAAAAGTGCCGCTTGACCATGATCGGTCTTTGGCTTGTTAATTTCCTGCCGATCTGAACGGGTCTGTGCACCCTTACCAAACTTCATGCCTTTGCTGGCCTCACTGAAGTCTTTACCAACAGATTGAGGAACCCCAACCTGTGTGGCAAACGCTTTGTTGTGTGCCACAGCATCCATGAACTTTTTTTGTTTAAGACTGGTTGCTGGCATCGTTGTCTTTCTTACGACCCACAAGTCGTTGAATCGTATCTGTTTCGTAAATACGAATGGCTATCCAGATGATACTGAGCAGCGCAGATACAGCAGGTAAAAATTCCACAAGTGTTCCAATGACAGTGAGGATCGAAGCACCGTCGATCATGTACTTTACGGTTTCTTGGTCATGGTCGGTCATACGAATTTACCCTTCGTCTTACCTTTGGTAGCGCAGCCGTCAGCTTGCGATACATATCCACCGTCAGCGCAGTTCCACGCTCTCAAGGATTTGTTAATCCTCGAATCTGGATCCCTTGCTGTTTCGGCGCTCGTCAGTTTCGACTTCATCCCTTTCATACGGGCGCAGAAAGAGTCGCGCCTGCTGCCGCCTTCTGGTTGGGGACGCTTCAACCCCGGCTTCCCGGGGTTCGCTGCGTTGTAGGAGGCCCGTCCTTTGGCGTTCAAGCCTCCGTTCGGATTCTTCCCTTCCTTGCGCTGCCATGCTGGTGTTCCCATACATAACTCCGTTAAGCCTGAGCTTCTTTCCAACTCAAACGAGCCAGAATGGTTGGCGTTGCTGCTGCAACCACGTTGGTAGCACAGACATACAAGATGTCAGGGCCGTCTGGGTATTGGTTCACATACCCAGAAGTAACAGCAGAAGAAGTACCACCACCAAGGATAGAGTTACCAAGATCTCGAACCTGACCCAATTCCAAAGTGGTTTGACCGTTTGTGTTTGTATACGCAGCGGCTACAGATTCACCACCAACCAATGTACCAGTGTTCAAAGTATTCACGGCAACTTGGGCAAGTGAGGATGTGTATGCAAGTGAACCCAATGAAACAGGCGATGACCAAGAAGACCATGTACCACCTGCTACATAACCATTCAAGATCAATGTAATCAAAACAGGGCCGGAGGTCACAACACCCAATTCAACCAATTGCAATTGCATACGGTTGATAATTTCTTTGACTCCAAATATACCTGTCTGTCCATTGTCCACAGATGGCGCAATACGAATGGCAATAATTGGCGTCACTTGACTTGTTGATGTTGCCAAAGTCAACTGAGAGTTTGTGCCGTAGTTGAAGATCAACGATTTATCGTCGTTGAAAGCTCCGTCCATGATGACTGATGAACCCCAGTGGGACAGGGAAGGAACAGTATCAGGAGAAGCAAAAGCAACCTCAACAGGAGCAGTCGCAGAATAAGTAAACGACTGAGCGGCAGCAGCCCCACCTGTTTGTGCACGGGTAAGGCCATATAAAAGACTGCCGTCATTGCCAGAGTAAGCAATGTACTCTACGTTTGCTGTTGCGCCAGCACCTTGCACTTTGATAGTGCCAGATGGTGGGAACTTGCTTGGGTCAGCCACGTCGATAGACGATGGGGTGACAGTCACGCTGGATGCGTAGTTAGATGCAGTAGTGCCACCAAAACCACGGATACAACCAATCAAGTTGTTACTTGATTTGTTTGCGTAATAGATCAATTCGTTAGTGATCTTCACCACACCAGTGTTATTGAATGTGGAAGCATCAGTAAGTGAAATTGTTTTATCCGCAACAGCAACTGCTGCTGCTGTTGTGGTAGTTGTAGTCGTTACGTTGGAAGTAATGTATGTAACTGGGCCAATGCCAACTGATTCATAACGAGCAGGTAAGTTACCAGAACGCATAAAAGCTTCAAACTGCCTATTATTGTTCTGGATCTGGGTCACATAAGTCACCACACCGTTGGTAGCGCGGAAACCGTAGCGAACTACGCCAGCACCGTACCAAGAATAGTCGATGTAGAACATCTGCATCCGGGTCAGGTCAAGGTTGTACCCAGATGGGCCAGTACCATTACAAGGGTCTGCCCAGAGAGATTGAGGAATCTTGGTATCAATTGTTTTGGAAACAATTGCGCCAGTAATACTTGATCCACGATACTCAGGTGAGACACGCATATCTGTATCACTTGCCACAGTTACAACACGGTATGACTGACCACGAATGACAATAAAGTCGCCGGGCAGTACTTGGGTGCTAAAGCGGGTGCCTGTACCTGTTACTGTTGCACTGCCGGTATTTACGGCAACAACCCCATCCAATTGATTGGTAGAGGTTCTCAATACTGCGTACAAAGTTTGCCCATCAAACTCAAAAAACATACCGTTTTGAGTGTCATACAAACCGGCACGGTTTGCAGACCCATACCAAGAGACTGGAGATACTCGGATGCCGAAGCCAGTAGCAACAGTGCCGGGTGGGGCTGTTTGCGAAGTGTATGTGAATGTAGTTGGAGTAGGTACGGTTACAACAGTAAAGGTACCGTTGTATGCGCCTTCATTACAGCCAACCACTTGAATTGTTGCGCCAACAGCAATATTGTGTTGGTAACGGGTTGTCACAGTGATATTGGTAGACGCAGCGGTGTTGGTGATTGAAGTCACAAACAAAGCTGGCTTTAATGAAGTACCAGTGGAGAACTGAATGCCTTTACCAGACTGATAACGGAAGTAACGGCGAGTCTGACGAATCAACTGTTGATTTGGAACAGCCGCGCCAGCAGAGAACGCCACACCACCGTCAAAGGTACGTGGTTCAACATAACCAGCAGGGCGGGCATATAAAGTTAATGTATCTGCTGTATTGGTCAACGTGCCTGTTGGCGCTGTTGGAACAACAAATGTCAATGTGTTGGCTGTAGGCACGGATGCTACAACCCAAGCACCGTTCACGCCACCACCAGAACTGGAGGTCACGTTACGGACGTAGATGTATGAATCTTTTGTCAGGCCATGTGCATTTGTTGTGGTGACCGTAATGGTTGTTGTGCTGTATGTGAACGCAGAAGTTGAAGACAACTGAATACCTGCGTTGGAATAAAAGTACCCCAAATACACGTATGTCAATGATGGGTTAAATTGATTGCCAGCCGCAACTGCGCCAGCAGTAATACACGTAACGCTTGAAGCACTGCCAGTAACAACCCACCACCAACCGTTTGCATTTGAATCGTATGAATTTTGAATGTAAATTGGCGTGCCACTTGGAATTGCGGGAGAAAATGACCCAGCAATTGTCAATACCCTTGTTGATGCGCTTGCGTCCCCAGTGATACTGGTAATACCGTTCACAGGTTGTTGGGCAATATAAAACACGCTCTGACGGTTATTTTGCAGAGCAATAGATTCCCACTTGGTGGGCTGCGTGCCGTATTCAAAGTCGGTATCAATCAACGCTTGCGGTTGAGACACACGAAACTTACCCACTGGGTCAAGATTGCCCGGAGCGGGGGTACTATAAGGTGCAACGCCAGAAGCGGCGTTCAGACCTTGAATCGGAATTGATTTGTTTGACGCTGAGTCAACTACTGTCCATCCACCTGACATACGATACTCCTTTAAATCCAAAGAAGGGGGCCGAAGCCCCCGTTACTCAATCAGTCAAAGTTACCGTATGGGTAAGCAGTGGTGCTGCCGATATTTGGATCAGGCTGGGTGTAACGCACTGTGAAGTAGTAAATACCCGCAGTGAATGGGGCCGCCAGACCAGAAGTGTTGGTCACAGAAATTGTGAACACAACTTGTGACAACAATGATCCGTTGGGGTCAGTGTTTGCGCCTGTTTGGTTAACAATGTCACTGGAAGTTGATTGTTGATTTAACAACTGAGCAGCAGTGAATGTAGACAAAGCCAAGCGACCAACAGCCAAAGAAGCAAATGCTGTCTTTGCGGTTTGTGCGTAAGCGGCTGTACCACCGTCAGCAGTGAAGTTGTTTGACACTAAAACCTGAACAGAAGAGCTTGTGCTGCCTGTGTAAGCGGGGGTTTCATCACAATCAATCAAAACGTCTTGGATTGTGCAACCTGCGGGGAGATACATCACTGCGCCACGATAGAGGGCTGTAGCCGCATCAGCAGTGATAGTTGCTGCGGTAGGTGGATTGGTGGTAGCAGAAGGGGTGTAAACAGTACCTGCGCTGTTAGGAATGCCGTTGGAAGCCACAAACACGCCAGAACTACCAGAGTAACCAGCAGTGTTGGGAGTGACGTTGGAAAGGGTTAAAGCGGCTCTTTGAACACTCTGTACGTAACCAACGTTACGCAAAGGGCCAAAACGGTTGTTGCCCTGAAGAATTGGGCCTTCAAATGTACTACGTCCCATGATAAAAATCCTTATGCAAAAGTGTCATACCAATCGTTGCATCGTCTGCTGGGGCAGTGGCGGTATGACGGATCACCCAGATGGTTGAAATATACACGAAAAAACAAAAAAGAAAAGGGGGGCTTGTGACCCCCCTTTTTCCATCAGAACGAGCCGGGTGAACCGAACACGCCCAGAGGATCAGACCAGCCAAAGCTGTAACGCTCACGGGCCTTGTAACGGACGTTACCAGTGTCAAAGTCACCGTCCATGCTGTTTGCCAAAGGCATACGCACGAAGTGCTTCAGACCGTTAGGAACGTCTGTAGTCAGGAACCAAGCATTGGTATCGGTCAAATAGTGGTTAATTGTGTAACCTTCTGAGATCGAACCGTTATTCATCAAGGCATTGATGTCGTTGTTGTTTGTACCAACACGGAGTTTGGTTTCCAACAGGCGGGTAGCCACGAACTGCAATGCTGGAGGAATAACCAGCTTACGGGGTTTGGCGGCGATCAACAGGCCACGCTCGTCTGTCCAAGCAGCGATCTGGATAACGGCGGCTTCCAAGGAAGTCTCGTTCAAGTCAGCGGCTGTGGAAGGACGGTTGGAGTTGGTGCCACCGTTAACCAAGGGGTGGGCAGTGCTGAACAAAGCAACGCCGTCACCACCAACATAGTTGGCAGAGAAACCGTTGTTCAAAACAGCAGCAGCTTTGATCTGCTTGGTATAGGCCATAGCACGAGCCAGACCCTTGGTGTAACGAGCAGACAGGCTGTCGTACAAGTTATCTTCAATCGCTTCTTCAGTGATTGAAAAACCCAAGGCGATGGTTTCGTGGTTGTAGCGGGTTGTCCATGCCTCTTGTGCATTGTCGTAAGCGATGGCAGCGCCCTCGTTCTTGACTGGTGCGGCAGAGAAGCCAGACAGTTTGGTTTCTTCTTCGAAGGAACGCTCTGAGGTTTCGATCTCGTACAGTTCTTTGTGTTCTTCGCCGTAGCGTTGATACTCCAAACCAAACAAAGCATTCAGACCGGGGAGCAACTCTTTAAGTAGCTGTGCACGTGAAATAGCCATTTAAGTTACTCCTTAAGAAGCAGAAGATTGAGCGCCTGTGGCGTTGTAATACGAGTGCACGCCGAAGTTGATTTTCACCAAAACTTCTGTGTACTGTGTAAACACCAAGGTTGAACTTGCTGGGATAGCGGTCAATGTCATAGCAGCGCCACCGGCGTTAGCCACGGCGTACTGTTGATTGACAACCACGGAGGTTGCGTTAGCAGCTGCTGCTGTAGAAACCCAGTTACCAGTCAACACTGTTTGACCGTTTGCTGCAAGGAATGCAACATCAGTGCCAACAGGCAAAGCTGAGAAAGCTGAGTTTGTAACAGTCAGAGTAGTTGTACCGCTTGACCATGTAGCTGTACCCAAAGCAACTGCGGTGTCAGGGACGACACCAACAACACGCACAGGCAGAGTTGAAGTGGTAGCAGCAGAACTTGCCAAAATACCGTTTGAAGAGTTACCAGTAGCGGTAGAACCAGCCAAGTTGGAAACAGTCATATTCAAACCGACCATAGAACGGGCGACAGAACCGATTGTTGTGCCACCTTGAGAGGTAACAACGGCAGCTTTAAACACAGTATCAGGATCATCAGAAATGATTGCAACTGCGTCACCAGACAAAGTGCTTGCGGGCCAGTATTGGCTGAAAGTCAATTGTTTGGTAATTGGGTTGGTGAATCGGCATCCGAGGAAGATACCAACTTGACCGTAGCCAGTAGCACCAGTAGTGGCAGAGCCACCATCAGTAACTGCAAGGCGTGTGGTCAAGCCACGTGTGATGTTGACGAAATCGCCGTAAAAAATGTTGGTGGAATATCCGTACTGGATAGGGATTTCACGGGTAGAACCCGCAAAAACCTGACCACCAATCAAATTTATCGGCTGTAGACCGTAGGGGGCCGAAACCGTTGGATAAGGCATTTAAATGCTCCTTGAAAAAAATTAAGTGCCAGTTCCGAAAGAAACATTAGATTTTTTCTCGACGATCATCGCCATGTTTGATCTACTGTCTCTTTGACTGAGAAAGTTGTTGTCCACCGATTCCACGATAAGTTTGTTCTTTTGTTCGTGCTGTTTGGCACGTGAAGCAATCTTCTCTTTTGGAATGCGGCAAAGTAACAATCCGCCCACCTCAATACCCCCTTTAAAGGAGCCATCTCTGGTGGCGTGCATTTTGAGTTCAGGGTAGTCCTCCGCTTTCACGGGTTCATAGCCTTCTCGTAACTTAGAGGAAATGTTGCGGGGATCTGACTCCCCAGCCATGCTGATACGGATATAACGATGATGCCAACCCGGACGGTCATTAGGCATAGGCAATGTATCTGGTTCTACCCAAGCTTCTTCCCTACCCCAATCTGGGCGATCATCCAATTCACGTTCCAAACGATTTTGTTGTTTAGTTTCAGCCATGATTAACCATTCCTTTTAAGTTGAGCAACCTGTTTTGCGTATTCTTCGATTGGCACCCCAAGCCTGCGTGCAATCGCAGCTTCGGACGCTTTCAAACGAACACGGTTCGGTGGTGTGCTTCGAGAGGCAGGTGCCACTGGCGAAGCGTATTTAGGTGCACGGGACGGAACTTCAAATTCCTCGTCTTCCGGTTCTGACGTCCTTTTTCTTGGAGGCGGTTCGTCTTCCTCGTAGCTCTGGGCAAAATGCTCAGGGAATCTTTTTCGCATGGTCTTGTCGATTGTTCGGAAATAATCTTCAGACCCGATATATTCCGCACCATACTCGCGTTGTAACTTCTTGTCAAGCCCCATTGCTGCGCTTGTCATTTCTTCATCAACCCCCCACCAATCACTGTTGTTTTCCACCCAACGTTGGGTACGGGGGGAAAGTTTGGGAGGCTCGGGTGCACGGGGAGGTGGTGCGTACTCTTCTTCGACTGGGGCTTGAACTGGGCGCATATTTACGGCGCGATCCATCTTCAAAGTAGCCTTGGCAATTTCTTCCTGTGCTGCTACCAAAGCATCAGCATCTCCGGCTTCATACGCCTTTTTGTATCGGCCTTTGGCGGCCTCCAACTCAATCTGAGCGGCGGATTTGGACTGTTCAATAAAGGCATTGCTGCCATTGGCAACTTGTTGCTTCAGCCGTTTGTTTTCCTCATGAACCTGACGGGCAAAGGCTTCAGCCGCTTCACGTTCCCGCAAAGCTTCTTCTTTGGCACGACGTTCGTCATGGTAGCCACGAGTAAACTTCTTAATACGGGCTTGTACCTTTTCGTCATAACTTGACAATTCATCCTCGGGTACATCCTCGACAGGTTCTTTCATGGGCTTGCGACCACGATCCTGTGGTGGAGTATCGTCTTCGATCTCCACCTCAAAATTGTCTTCTACCTGATCTTTCCCTTTTTTATCGGGATCGGGCAATTCATATTCTGTATCTGCCATTTTTTACTCCTTATGCTGCACGTGTAATGCCACGGGGATCCTCAACTATTGCCTCAATTGAGGTGTCATTGATGATGCGAAACTCACGACCATGAATCTTCAAGCGGGTGCCTGAATTGGGTCGTACGATGACAAAATCACCTTCCTTACATGACGGCCCACTGGGGAAGCGAGATTCATCTTTGTAAGCGTCAGGGCCAAGCTTGACCACGAATAGGACTGGGGTCAGTACCTCTTCATAGTGCATGGTGTCACCTGATTTAATGATGCCAATCTCACTGTCGTGATACTGCTCCATTGCTTCTGGGACGACGCACAGAATGTGGAAAGTTTTGGGGTCGGGCAACTGCTTTGCTTTTTGTTCGGGGGTCGTGTTAAGAATCCCTGATAAATCTACCGCAGCGACATCAAATTCACTCATCTTCAAACTCCATTTTTTGCACAAGGTCTTTGACAAGTTGTTCTGCATGGGTCAGACCCCGGATGACCCCGCAGACGTGCCGATACTCGGCAAAATCTTTTGCACCTCCACCACTCAAGTGATTAACTTGATCCATGCGTAGTTTGTCAATCTCTCTCAGGATATAGACAGTGGAGTGCGTATCCATCATGTTTCCTTACGTGGTGTGCGATTTTGTTGGTTGCGTTGTGTGTTTTGTGTGACTATTTGTGCGCGGTGTTTCGCGGCATCAATACCCATACGCATACCTTCAGTTTCTTGTTGCTTCATCAACTTATCTCTGTTTGCAGCGGCTTGAGCCGCGACCTGCATTGCAGCGATCTCTTTCTGAGCCGCGATACGAGATTCTTCAATACGCAGACGGTCTGCTTTCTCAGCAGCGTCGATCTGTTGTTTTTGTTGTTTCAACTGCAACTCACCCTGCTTCAACTGCAACTCTTGCATCTGCATCTGGACAATCGGATCCTGCATCTGCTGTTGTGCTTGCTGCTGTTGGGCTTGTTGTTGGTTCTGTTGTGTGATCTGTGCAGACGCTTGTGCTGACATGACCGCAATCTGATCTGCCATTTCGGGAGACAACTTCTTGTTCATCTCTTCGCTTGGTAACGACATACCAATCATTGTTTCAATCTGCTTGCGATAGTCCAACGCTGTATGTTCATTGATGTGAGCCATGACAGCCGCCATGAGTGCTTGCGCCTGTGGGTTCTGCTGCAACATAGATTGAATCTTTGGATCCTGCAACAGTGCCATGTGCACTTGGATGTGCGCCTGATGGTTTTGTTCAATGAACGCTTTGACCGGCTTCATTGTCAACAGATTCTGATTCTC